AAAAAAAAAAACCAGCCGTAAGAGAGTGGTTGGATTATGGCAGGCTGAGAGGTATCGGTCAGTGGCGTAACAGCGGCAAAGGTCGCTTTGAGTGGGAGAAAATTGAGAATGAATAAGAAATTCACGGACGAGGAAATTGTAAAGGCGGCGGAATGCTGTGTAGAAAATGACTGTGGGAATTGTCCCCTTTCCGGGACCGGTTGTAGACTCTTTTTTGCAGAGTACATAATCAATACCGCCAAACCAGCATTTGATTGGGACGGATTTATAGCTGGCAAGTTTAAAGTTCGTCTAAAGACACAGACAGATTATGACACGTTTATGCGAGAATGCGAACAGCGTGAACTAAATTGGGACCCAGAAAAACCTACGGAAGTTAATACTTGGCCGTATTATCGTGACAATACCTCAATATATTGCTGGCCAAAGAAGAAAAAATTATCATATGGCGATTGTTTATCTTCGCTAATCCCTGTTGTTGTATATTCTGATAAACAGACAGACTCACACGCAAAAGTCGGTCTAATTGGCAAGGAATTCAATAAGTTGCTGTTGGATATTGCTGGATTGCTTTCCACTATGGACAAACAATGTACAGCTGCATATAATGCGGGCATAAGTTGCCAGAAGTTAAAATCATTGATAAGGTCGGACGGTGAGCAAAGTGACTAACTACTCTTGCCTTGACTGCAAACACTTAAAAGGCTGTTTGGAGAGTAGCAGGCGTTATCCTTGCAGAGATTTTAAGCTGGCAGAACCAGCGTTATTGGAAAGAAGAGGGTGAAATGACAGCAATCGAAAAGTTGAACAGCATAATCACCAGCGTTGATACTCTTGCACAAATAGCCGATGATTGCAACTTCCCTGCCGTCAGAGCAATATACAATGCAACCGCAAGCGGACGTATTGAACTTTTCGCGCGCGAGGACGATTTCAAGGCACTTGCAGATGCAGTATATTCGCCACTGCACACTGTTACATCATACAATCACATCGGTGATGATGTATATAAAACAACTGAAATGTGGTTTTGCTACAAAGAACACACGTTCACAATGATAAGAGAGGAGAAATATAATGGATAACGAAATTATCGACATAAACCAGGCGGAAATCAGACAGATACCTACGCAGACACAGACACAGCTCGCATCGCATACTGACACGGGAATTATCTCAGATTTCCGCAAATATTTCAAAATGGCAAGCGAACTGTGCAAAGCGGACATCATACCGCAGGCGTACAAGGGTAAGGTCGCTGATACCGCAATAGCCATTGACATGGCTAATCGTATGGGAGTAAGCCCAATGATGGTCATGCAATCGATGTTCGTGGTCAAGGGCAAGCCAAGCTGGAGCGGGCAAGCTTGCCTGAGCTTTATCCGAGCAAAATTTACAGACGTAAAGGTGATTTACGTCGGCACAAAAGGTACTGACGACAGAGGCTGTTACGTCAAGGCAACTGACAAAGACGGCGATGTGCTTGAGGGAACGACAGTCACAATGGCTATGGCAAAAGCAGAGGGGTGGACTTCCAACTCTAAGTGGAGAAATATGCCCGAGCAGATGTTAGCATATCGTGCAGCATCGTTCTTTGCAAGGGTTCACTGCCCTGAAACATTAATGGGTGTGCAGGTCGAAGGCGAAGTTGAGGACTCTTCAAAGCCTGCAATGAGAGAAGTGGAGGATGTACTGTAATGAAAACAACTAAAATTCATATAAAAAATCTGTTCGGCATTTCTGAAACAGAACTGGACGGACGCTCAATAGAAGTTACCGGCTCAAACGGCGTAGGTAAGACATCTATAATCGACAGCATTAAATATGCTCTCACCAACGACAGTAGCCGTGATTACGTTATAAAGAATGGCGAAAGCGAAGGTGAAATCTTCATTGAGACCGACACAGGTCTCACTATTGACCGCAAGAAGCGTGTCAATCAGGCAGACTACAAGAACATCAGACAGGACGGCAAGCCTGTTCAGAGCCCCGAAGCATTTGTCAGAGAGCTGTTCACGCCATTGCAGATTGACCCTGTGAAATTTACACAGATGTCAAGGCAGGAACAGAACAGAATTATTCTTGACCTCATTGAGTTCAATTGGGATTTGAACTGGATAAAGGAGAAGTTTGGTGAAATTCCGCAGGGCGTTGATTATCAGCAGAACATATTGCAGGTTCTGAACGACATCCAGTCCGAAAAGGGCGTTTACTTCCAGACAAGGCAGGATATCAACAGAGAAATACGTAACAAAACAGCGTTTATATCTGATATCTCAAAGGATATCCCACAGGGCTTCCAGGCTGAAAAGTGGGAAGCATATGACCTATCCGAAGCTTATACGAAGATAACAAAGGCGCAGGAATACAACTCTCGCATCGAGAGGGCGAAGCTGTTTAAAGATAGCTATGACAACAAGGTCAGAGGTTATCAGGCTGAAATGGAAATTGCAGTAAGCAATCTGAAATCTGCTATCGCAGCAGAACGTGAACAGCTTACTAGCGAAATCGAGCGCAAGAAAGCCGAAATCAAGGCGGCTGAGGACAAGCTCAATTCGCTTTCAGACAAGATAGCAGACAAGACTAAGATTTTTGAAAGCGAATACAGGGAGAAAGTCGCAAAGCTTGACAGCGACATCAAGGTAGCCGATGAATACACAGGCAAGCAGCTTGTTAACATATCTGCAATGCAAGCTGAGGTCAAGACAGCTGAGGAAATGAAAAAGCACCTCAACGAATACAAACGTATGAAGTCAATGCAGGACGAACTTGAAACGCTCGAAGAACATTCTAAGGCGCTCACAAGCAAGATTGAGCTTGCAAGAGAGCTTCCGGGCGAGATACTAAAGACAGCAACAATACCTGTTAAGGGGTTGACAGTTAAAGACGGCATACCTCTCATAAATGGACTTCCCGTCAGCAATCTGTCAGAGGGTGAGCAGTTACAGCTTTGCGTCGATGTTGCCCTCAGCAAGCCTAACAGCTTACAGATAATTCTGATTGACGGAGCTGAGAAGCTTTCCGAAAAGAACAGGCTTGCACTTTATGAGAAGTGCAAGGAAAAGGGCTTGCAGTTTATTGCAACCCGCACAACGGACGGCGATGATCTGGAGGTGACTTATCTGTGATACAACTGACAAGTGAAAATTACTTCTCCCAGCAGGCTAACCTTGAGTACATGAGCTGCTCACAGTTCAAGAGCTTCTGCGACTGTGAGGAAAGAACCCTTGCGGACATTGCAGGTGATTACAAGCGTGACAGTTCAACTGCTCTGCTCGTAGGCTCATACGTTGACGCTCACTTTGAGGGAACACTTGACGTTTTCAAAGCTCAGCACCCAGAGCTGTTTAAGCGTGACGGAACGCTTAAAGCTGATTATGTACAGGCTGAGAGTATTATCCAGCGTGTAGAAAATGACAAGCTGTTCATGAAGTATATGGCAGGCGAAAAGCAGGTCATTATGACGGGTAAAATCGCAGGAGTGCCATACAAGATAAAGATAGACAGCTATCACCCTGACAAGGCAATCGTTGACCTAAAGGTCGTCAAGGACTTTGAAAAGCTTTGGAACGATACAGAAAAACAGAAACAGAGCTTCATTCGATACTGGGGATATGACATTCAGGGAGCTATCTATCAGGAAATAGTTCGTCAGAATACAGGCAAACAGTTGCCATTCTTCATAGCTGCCGCCACAAAAGAAAAGCATACAGACTTTAACGTGTTCGCTGTTCCGCAGGAATGGCTTGACGAAAAACTTGCGTTTGTTGAAGAACGCACACCACACTTTGCAAGGTTGAAAACAGTCGAGGACCCAGCCGAAAGGTGTGAGAAGTGTGATTGGTGCAAGGACACCAAGATACTTGACAGAATAATCGACGCAAGAGATTTGGAGGACGGCATATGAGAAAGCAGGAAACCTTGCTGATATCATGTAGTGCGACAACACTTGGACACAACCTCAAGCAGCTAATTGGTGTAGGTGCAAAAATATGCCACATAGAAAGAGCGTCAACTTTTGGTCACCTTTGGGGGAGCGAGTTTGCAGGATATGTAGTCATTTATGAGATTTCTTTTTGCAAGCGTCACAGCAAAAAGTATATGCAGATTATTAAACACTTGCATGGAAGATTGGAGGATACAAATGCTTAACAAAGTTATTTTAATGGGTAGAATTACCCAGGAGCTTGAACTCAAGCAAACAACAAATGGAACAGCAGTGCTGTCATTTAACGTCGCTGTTGACAGGAGTTACACCAAGCAGGGCGAAGAGAAACAAACTGACTTTATCACCTGCGTTGCGTGGAAAAAGACTGCCGAGTTTATCAATAACTATTTCGGCAAGGGCAGAATGATAGCCCTTGAGGGACAGCTAAGAAGTCGTACATACGATGATAAAAACGGCACAAAGCACTATGTGACAGAAGTTTACGTTGATAACGTTTCATTCACAGGTGAGCCAAAGCAGGACGGAAACAGTTCAGCTTCGTCACAGAGTGCGCCACAGCAGAATACACCACAGCAGACACCTCCACAGCCTGCACCAAGTCAGAATAGCTCACCTGCAACGCAGAGCCTTGGCATTGACGGATTTGAGGAAATATTCAATGGCGACGACGTGCCGTTCTGATGTGAAAACAATGCTAACTTTAAGAAACTATCAAAACAAAATTATTAATGAAGTAAGGAGGCTTATGAGTACAGGGCGGAAGCGCATTTGCGCAGTTGCGCCCTGTGGTTAGGCTCTGGCAAGACGGCCATATTCGCATATATGGCTGACAAGTCGCAGGACAAGGGCAACACAGTGTGGTTTTTGGTACACAGAAAAGAACTGCTCGATCAAACCATAGCAACATTTGACCGCTTTGGCATTCAGCGCAACACAATTCTTGTGGGCATGGTCGCCACACTTGCAAATGCTCTTGACAAGCACCCAGAACAGTACAAAGCACCTGACTTCATTGTCATTGACGAGTGCCACCATATAACGGCTAGGACGTATCAGAGAATACTTGAACGCTTTCCAAAGGCATTCGTAGTTGGACTGACCGCAACGCCAAGCAGACTTGACGGCAAGCCACTTAAAGATTGCTTTGACGATATGGTGGTAGGCATTACCGCCAAAGAGCTTATTGCTCAAGGATATTTATCACCTTATAGGTACTTTGCACCGAGCGTAGCTGACCTATCGACACTCAAACGCAAGGGCAAGGACTTTGACCCACAGCAAGCAGCTGAGCTACTTTCCTCGAGAGCGGTGTTTGGCGATGTTATAACTAACTATCGCAAATATGCCGACGGGCTTCAAACGATATGCTATTGTTCTTCCGTTAAGCACTCTGAGAGCGTTGCAGAAGCGTTCAGAGCGGTTGGAATTAATGCTGTACACTTTGACGGCAACACACCTAAGAGCGAGCGAGAACGCATTACAGACGATTTCAGAGCAGGAAAAATAAAAATCCTTTGCAACGTTGATTTGATATCAGAGGGCTTCGATTGCCCTGACTGCGAGTGTTGCATACTGTTAAGACCGACAATGAGCTTAACGCTGTTTATCCAGCAATCCATGCGGTGTATGCGCCCGAAAGAGGGCAAGACGGCAATAATTCTCGATCACGTCAACAACTACAAGCGACACGGCTTGCCTGATGATGACAGAGAGTGGAGCTTAAACAGCGTTCCGAAACCTGAAAAGGAATATAACGCAGACGGCACGCTACAGATACGGCAGTGCTCAAAATGCTTTGCTACATACAGACCGACATCTGCAAAAAAATGTCCGTATTGTGGAGCGGCTGAGGAGCTGACAAGACAGGAAATAAAAAATATCAAGCAGATAGAGCTTGAAGAAATAAAGGAAAGCAAACGTAGAGAAGCAGATGACAAGGTCAAGGAATACAAGTCCGCCAAGGATTGCAAGACACTTCAAGAACTGTTTGCGTTTGCAAAAATGAGAGGATATAAGCCACAATGGGCATATGTCCAAGCAAAACAGAGAGGATGGTTTAAATGATGAGAGGTAGCCAGGCAATTGGTATTGACACCAATCCTGTAAATTCAATTGCAATTACGCTTGCTAATGCCAACGTAAATTCGCTCAAGGCAATTGATATTATCACTAGCGAGATCATAAAAGAAGCACACATCAATCAGTATGACGTTCCGTTCTGGATACTGGCATTTGAAATGCTTACCAATACATTCAAGGAAACACTGAGCGAAGATATGCTCAAGGTGTATGAAGAGGCTAAGGAACATTTCTCATACTCTGCTATTACTATGGGAGAGCCTAGAAATGAGTAAGTCAGAACACGAGATACAGAACGAAATCCGCCTTGCATTATCTTCAAAAGATAGCATTGTGTTCAGAACAAATGCAGGCACATTCTATCAGGGAAAAATGGTTTACTCAAAAGAGTTTAAATCAATGGTGCTCCTCAATCCTCGCAAAGTAGACGGACTGCCTAAAGGCTTTTCTGATTTGGTGTGCTTTGTAAAGGGTGGAAAAACGGCATTCATAGAGTGTAAAAATGCCGACGGAAAACTGAGAGAAGAACAGAAAATATTTATTGACCGTATGCGTGACCTCGGCTTTGTTGCCGGGGTCGCAAGGTCCGCTGAGGAGGCGAAACTACTATGCCAACAACTGATGAAAGATTAAAACAAATCGAAATCGTTGCTTTGAAAGAAGAGGGCGATTTGCCAGAAAATATGTCAATGTCGGAAAATATGTTCTATGAGGAAATGCACTGCTTGTACGCTAGATACAAAATGAGTTGTCTTGTAAGCAAGCTCCCCGCTGATATACAGAACAAAGTTCCTATCGTGACAAAAGACGAAGCTTCGGTATTAAAGAAAAAATACCTTGCAGGTGTTAAGAATATGCAGATGTGGGAAGATATCTTCAAGACAGAGATACACATCGCCAACGAGATCAACAAGGTCATTTCTCCTACATCAGAGCTTAAAGGAATGACAAAGGAACAGCTGCTTGACAAGACTATACGAATGATAGGCGTTATCCAGGGACTTATGAATGCTGATGACAGGATCCCGAAGTTTCTGGAAGGTCTAAGAGGTGATAAGGCAAAATGAGAACGAGAACAGGAAGATGCAAGAAGACAAGCAAGTGCATATATGCGACTGAAATATATGGTGAGAAGTGTTGCGGATATTTGCTTGCAACGGGTGAGAAAAGAAACTGCCCTCCCGATAACTGCAACAAGATCAAGAGCATAAAACAGTTTGAAAGGAGATTTGATAGGTGAAATACTTAGATTTTCTGAAATCTAAAATGGCTATTGCTACCGACAGCGGTTTTGATGTTCCAGACAAGAAAATAAACACGGCACTCAAGCCCCACCAGCGTGACATTGTTAAGTGGGCTGTAAAAGGTGGCAAGCGTGCTGTGTTTGCCAAGTTCGGACTAGGCAAGTCAGTTATACAGCTGGAATGGTGTACACAGGTCATAACTCATGAGGGCGGAAAAGCCCTCATAATATGTCCTCTGGGTGTTAAGCAGGAGTTTGTTCATGACGCTGTTGAGATACTCGGCTATGATGCTCCTGCATACGTTAAAACCATGGCAGAGGTGAGGACGTGTTCAGCTGATATCATGATAACGAACTACGAGAGAGTCCGTGACGGAGATATTGATGTAAAGTATTTCGCCGCTACCTCCCTTGACGAAGCAGCTGTCTTGAGAAGTTTCGGTAGCAAAACCTATCAAGAATTTCTAAAGAAGTTCAACGGCGTTCCATATAAGCTTGTGGCAACCGCAACGCCTGACCCTAACAAGTATAAGGAACTTATCCACTATGCTGGATATCTTGAAATCATGGACACAGGACAGGCTCTGACACGCTTCTTTCAGCGTGACAGCACAAAGGCTAATAACTTGACGTTGTACCCTCACAAGGAAGAAGAGTTTTGGCTATGGGTAAGCTCATGGGCGGTATTTGTTTCAAAGCCGTCAGATGTCAACCCCACATATTCTGACGAGGGATATGATTTGCCTGAGCTAAAAATCAACTATCACAGGCTTGCAGTCAGCAAAGACGAGTTGTCAGTCGATAAGTTCGGCCAGAGCAAACTGTTCGATGAAGCTACAGCTAGTTTGCAGGACGAAGCAAAGATAAAGCGTGAAAGTATATCTCAGCGTGTTGCAGAAGCAGCTAAAATAATAGCTGAAAACCCAGAGAATAGCTTTATTATCTGGCATGACCTTGAAGAAGAACGCCACGAGATAAATCGACAGATACCAAATGTTGTTGATATCTATGGTTCTATGGACATCGACTTGCGAGAACGAAGAGTTATCGACTTTGCTAACGGCAAAATAAAGCTGTTTGCGACAAAGAAGATACTTTCCGGAAGTGGCTGTAACTTTCAGAAACATTGTCACAGGGCAATATTTATCGGTATCGACTACAAGTTTAATGACTTCATTCAAGCTGTTCACCGCATATATAGGTTTCTGCAAACTGATGAAGTGACAATCGACATAATTTACATGGACGAAGAAGACGAGATAAAAAAGCAGTTGCTTGACAAATGGAAACGTTTCGACTATCAATCTGAGAAAATGGCTGAGATAGTCCGCAAAAACGGCTTGTCAAGCGTTGACAACATCTCTGACAAAATGAAAAGAAGCATAGGAGTGAAAAGAGTGGTAGTAGAGGGCAATCACTACAAATACATAAACAATGACTGCATATGGGAGCTTGAACAAATGCCCGACAACAGCGTCGACGAGATAGTAACTTCAATCCCATTCGGCAATCATTATGAGTACACGCCAAGCTACAATGATCTTGGACACAATGAAGATAATGACAGATTCTTTGAGCAAATGGACTATTTGACGCCTAATCTACTGAGAGTGCTAAAACCTGGCAGAGTAGCTTGCATACACGTTAAGGACAGAATTTTATTTGGCAATGCAACAGGCGACGGAATGCCGACTGTTGACCCGTTCAGCGACTTAACTGTGATGCACTACATGAAACACGGCTTCCGCTATATGGGCAGGATTACAATTACAACTGACGTTGTTCGTGAGAACAATCAGACGTACCGCCTTGGCTGGACAGAACAGTGCAAGGACGGCTCGAAAATGGGAGTGGGTTGTCCAGAATATGTCCTGCTCTTTAGAAAGCTCCCTACAGATACAAGCAAGGCTTATGCAGACACACCTGTTACAAAGAGCAAAGCTGATTACAGCAGAGGACGTTGGCAGATTGACGCTCATGCTTACTGGAGATCCAGCGGTGATAGGCTTGTGACAAAGGACGAACTAAAAGAAGTTTCGGTGAACAAGCTTCAAAAGGTATACACGCAGTTTTCAAAGAGCAATGTTTACAACTATGACGAACACGTTGCCCTGGCAGAAAAGCTTGACAAGGAAAACAAATTACCAGCGTCGTTTATGGTAATCGCCCCTGCAAGCTGGAACGATACAGTCTGGGACGATATCAACCGAATGAGGACGCTCAATGCTGAGCAGCGTAGACGTGATATGCAAATGCACGTTTGTCCTTTACAGCTCGATATAATCGAACGCCTTATCACTAGGTACTCCAATGAGGGCGATGTTGTGCTTGACCCATTCGGTGGAATAGGCTCAACTCCTATGACGGCAATTAAAATGGGTCGATATGGAATAGGCATTGAGCTTAACCCCGACTATTTCCGTGACGGCGTAGGATATTGCAAAGCGGAAGAAGATAAGATAGACGTACCAACGTTGTTTGATTTTATGGATAATAAAGAAAAAGCCGCCCCATAGGGCGGCATAAGATTATATTCGATAACGTTTCTTGATAAATGTATAAAGCCCAACGGCAATCGATATTATGAGCAGACCACCAAGGACAGGGACGGTATCAACGAGTTTCACAAAGGCAAATGCAAAAATCTTAATCGTTGACCACAAGGACTGCAGCAGCTGTAACATTTTATCACTCCTTTCTTTAAAATTTTATACATTATAACACCGCAGGATATGATTGTCAATGGGCATAACAAACAAAACGCAGGACTTTCACACATTGAACACAAAAGGAGGAACATATGAGTAAAATAAAAATTTTTAAAGAAATTCTCACAGCAGTTGGTATATGGAGTTTGGTCGGCCTATCATGGCAAATACTTGAGATTTTAATGTATGGAGAAGTACAGCCACGAGGTGTAGACACAATCGTTACCGCTGTACTGAGTCTATCTATATATATAAACTTAGAGATGTTGGAGTGATAACATGGGTAACAACAAATTCTGCACCAGCTGCAAATATTTTGAGAAATCACCTGACAACTGCGGCAGGAAGAACGGAAAATACGGGCTGTGCAAGTATGGCGTGAGACAGGGACTTTGCCCGAGAGTAGTCAACTATCAGCACCCTATTTGCGAAGTCTTCAAGGACAAGATAGAAGCTGTGAAATGCAGTGCTGCTACAACACTCTGTTGGTATTGCAAACACGCAGTGCCAAAGAGGGACAAGCTGACAGGTGAACAAATAACAGGGTGCAGTTGGTCGATGAACAGACAGCCTGTTGACGGCTGGAAAACGCATCAGCACAGAATGTACGAGGCTCAAAAGGGCGGCACGTTGCATTCGTATACAGTAACTGAGTGCCCTGAGTTTGAGGAGGGATAAAAAATGGTTGAAATCAAATTAAAACCTGGAATGAAATTTAAATACAAAGGTATAGATTTTATATGTCTCGACATTATCAACGGTAACTACTTAGCGATAACGGCTAAGTGTTGGTGCATAAAGCGTTTTAACGAAAAATACGAAGACGGCTGCAACAATTGGAGAAAATCAACTCTTCGCCGTTTTCTTAACGAAGATGTACTCGAAGAACATTTTAACACGGAACATCTTATGAAGCAAACGTCTGACCTTGTCGCCGATAACGGTGACAAAGCTTACGGCACTTGTGAAGATTATATAACGCTGCTCACTTGCGACCAGTACCGCAAGTATAGAGATTATGTGCCGCTCTTTGAAGAATGTATGTGGACGCTTACTCCGTGGAGGTGCGACACTGGCTACGCTAACATCGTGCGTAGCGTCCACCCGGCAGGAGCTGTCTACGACATCACTGCGAACTACAGTGGCGGGCTCGCCCCGGTTTGTTTATTTAATTCACAGGCACTTAGGGCTGAATATTCCGGTGTCAGATTGGTGGGGGTAGAATGACAAAAATCAAACCCGAATACATTTTCCCACTGTTGCTGATTTTGCTGGACGTGGGAGCGGCGGTTATATACGCTGTGCAAAAGGACTACAAAAAAGCCGTCTACTGGTTAGCGGCGGCTGTGTTGAATGTGACAGTAACTTTTTAGGAGGTATAGCAAATGGCAAAATACATTGACGCAGACAATCTGATTAACGAACTATCAGCGGCGTGTATGCCGATATACGAAAAGGGCATAACAGGCATTCTGGGTGATAACAGCAGTATCGCTGATATAATCAACGAACAACCTACTGCAGACGTGCAGGAGGTGAAGCGTGGGTATTGGAAATTTAACCAGCACAGCAAAGTGGTTGCTAGTTTTAGATGTTCTGAATGCCAAACCCCGTTTTATAATTTTGGTAATTCAAAAATTCTGAGCCCGACACCATACTGCCCAAACTGTGGTGCTAGAATGGACGGTGACAGCAATGACGGATAAGCAATACAAAAAATATAAAGAGATTGAGGAAGAAATAAGACCTATACAAACATTTGTAAAAGGATTTTGCACTCGTTCCAGTTCTTGTCCAACTTTGATTTTTACAAAGCCAAAGTTAAAATTTAAAAGAAGGCAGACTTGCGTTCCAGACGTTTACGAGATTGAAATTTCTTATGCGTTACAAAGTCGAATATTAGAAGTTATTGGACAGTATATTGGCGAGAAAGAGAAAGAACAAGAAGAATTATGAAGGAGGAAATGCAATGAGTGAAACAGTATCAGGCGAGGAGCTTGAAAAGATAAACGGCTATGCGAGAGAGCCGCTCACGGAGGACAAGGTGTTTGTTTTCAGGGTGGCGCTTTGTGACAATAACATTGACAGAGATGGTGAAAAGTTTTCATCAGGCGCTTTGAGGAAGCTTGCGGAGCTTTTTAAGGGCAGAACGGGTATTTTCGACCATGACCCTAAAAGCTCAAAGCAGACTGCCAGAATATTCGACACTTGGGTGGAAACTCTGCCTGAGAAAACTACGACAGACGGTGAGGTCTACCGTAGGCTTATGGCAAAGGCTTACATGGTGCGAACTGCTTCTAACAGCGATCTTATAAGCGAGATTCAGAGCGGAATAATGGACATCAAAAAAATCATAAACAATTTCGTTGAAGCACACATTGATGAAATTGAAGCGGCAATCCATTCTGCGTTGTCGGAAGAAAAATCGATAAATGAAATCAAAGCAGGAGACCACTTTGAGTACAAAGGTATCGAATGGGTTTGTCTTGATGTAGGAAACGAAACTGTTTTTGCAGTGACCGCTAAGGTAATCGCTAATATGCCGTTTAGCGACAAACTTGAGAGCGGTTGTAACAACTGGAGAACATCATCACTACGAAAATGGCTTAACGGCGAGTTCTTCGACAAGAACTTTGATAAAGGTGTACTGCTAGCCAATTTCTCTACCTTGACAGCAGATAATGGTGATGATAAATACGGTGCCGTCGAAGACTATGTAACACTTCTCGATTGCAACCAGTACAGAAGATGCAGAAAACTTATGCCTAAGTATGGTGATTGGGTATGGACACTTACACCTCATTCTTGTAACGGTGATGCCCGCCACGTGCATATCATTCGTCAGTCAGGAGATCTTGAAAGAAACATTGCTTTCAACCCTGTCGGCGTCGCCCCCGCTTGCCTGTTTAACCTCAACTATCTCTCATCGTGCTGGCAGGCACACATAATCACACATAAGTGAGGTAATTCCATATGACTAACCGAAAAATCAGAGACTACCAGCGAAACCGCAAACTTAAAGGCATTGTTGACGCAAACTTCAAGACCTTTGCGACTGTGGCTATAGCTCTCAAACAGCTGTTTCCACACGACTGGTACAAAAAAACCATAACTGACTTTACAACATCGTATGCCGAATTTACGGCGCATATGAACGACTATGATGCAGAAGCATACGATTTCCGCGTTGAAGATTCTTGCCGCAAGCTGAACATCAGTGACAGCGACACCTACGATATTATTTTCAGGCTTAACGGCAAGCTCCCTGCTGAGATTTTTCTAGCGTTGCAAAACAACTTGAAATGTATGCTGATACATTTGCGTTTGAATTGCAGCATCGGCTCACAGAGATATGCAAAACTAATTGCATATCTCAAATCAGATGCCAAGATATGCGGACAAGCAGATCTTACAGCACTCGGCTTATCGTTCGACGACGACGTCGACTATCGTAAACTCAAATCCAAAACCGAGCAACCGACTTATTCCGACGGAATTAAAGCTCAGCAAATACTGAAAGCACTGAAAGCATACCAAGACGAGGTGATTAAATGTCAGCAACAGCTTTCGAGCAAATCAAAGAACGACTTACCTGCGTCGAGTACGCACGCAGGATAGGTCTTGCAATAAACAAACCAGGTGACAGATGCGAATCCCCTTTGCGGTCCTCAGCAAGCAACAAGTCATCGTTCGTTGTCTACGACGACTATTACTATGACCATGGAGACTCCAAGGGCGGTGACGTTATCGACTTCTGCGCCAACTGTGAATTTAATGGAAACCGAGCAGAGGCACTCCATAAGCTTGCAGATCTCACAGGAGTAACCCTCAACTATCAGACGGACAATTGGAAATCCGCACTCGATTCTCGTACAAAACTCGTTGAGAAGTGGCACTCTCAGCTGCGCCCCGAGGATATCGACTATCTGCATGGCCGTAACATTAACGATCAGACCATTAACCGCCTGAAAATCGGCTACACGGGCGAGGGCTATCGCGTAGAGCTCCCCGACAAAGTAGCCGAACACTATGCTGCTAATCGTATATGTATCCCCTATTTCAAGAACGGATATATAGCTTCCTGGAATGCTCGTGCAACGTCAGATAAGCAGAAGGTCAAGTATCTCAAGCCACCAGCCTCAGACAACTCTGACCGAGCTGTCATCTGGGGTATGCACACACTCAATCGCACGTCGAGCAACCTCCCTCTCGTTATCTGTGAGGGAGCGTTTGACGCTTTAAGCTATGAGCAGGAAAACTATCCGATACTAGCGACTATGGGCGGAGCTTTCAGCAAATCTAATCGCGAACAGCTTCCTGTGATAATCTCAGCCGCTAAGCAGTTTCCATACGTCCTGCTTAGTTTCGACAACGATGAAGCCGGCAAAAATTTTACTCTGAAGCTGGGCAAGCAACTATTCTCACACCGCATACTTTTCAAGGTAGCAGCTATCCCACCTGCATTCAAGGACGTATCAGAGTATTACTCGCACGGCTATCCACTTGCAGATCTCGTTGACAATGCCACTCCAGGTGTCAACGAACTTGCCAAGCGACTTACGGACCGCGAGGAACTCAAGCAGTTCTGCCACGAAGCCGCACGCTGGGTAGCCAAACCTGAGCTGTCAGACTTATTCTCAGCTATCCGTGAGAACATCTCGATATACCGTCCTGAGATGTCAAGCGACTATCTCAACGAGCTACGCAAGTCCTGCTTCGCATCCCCTAACGAGGATATAATAGCAAAATACGTTGCCAAGCGACATAATCTCAGATACCTTGCCAACGTGGGCTTTTACGAATATTCGCATGGCTACTGGCAGGCTCTCGATGACGATGTCATCGGCGGCTACATATCCCGTGAGCTGGGCTCATACCGTACAGGCAGCAAGCTCACATCAATTACGAAGCTTCTCCGCACCGACTGTATCACGCAGGAGCAGTTTAATAAGCAACCTCTCCTGAGCTTCATCAACGGCACGCTAGACCTCAGAGACCTCACATTCCGTGAGCACTCTCCGTCTGATATGCTCACAGTTCAGTTCAATTTTCCGTATGTCCCCGGCACAACTTCTGAGCGCTGGAACAAATTCATATACGACGTTTCAGCCGGTGACGCCAAGCGTATGTCCCTCTTGCAGGAGATAGCAGGATATATTCTCTATACAGATTGTTCCTTGCAGTCATGTGCTTTTCTTCTCGGCGAGGGTTCAAACGGCAAGTCCGTGTATATTGAAACCCTGCAATCCATTTTCCCGAAAGACGCTCAAACGACTTTCGAGCTGTCAGGCCTTGTTGAAGACTTCAAACGCATTAAGCTGATGAACTCTCTCGTCAACTTCGGTGAGGAAACCAACACGGACGTTAAGGGTGCAGAGTCCGTCTTCAAGCAAGTCGTTGCAGGCGGTGCGATCTCAGGCTGTTTCAAGCATAAGGACTTTGTGGACTTTATTCCACGAACGAAATTTATCTTTGCGTGCAACAACATTCCGCACTTTAAGGACTTCTCATATGGCCTTGAACGTCGTATGCTGTTTGTTAAATTCTCACGCCGCTTTGTGGACGAGCCGGATCTCAGCAAGCCGAACGAAATGAAAGCTGACCGCACTCTCAAGGATAAGCTCCTTGCGGACAAGCCTGCAATCTTCAACTGGATACTCGAAGGCTATAACCGCCTCAGGCAAACCAGCGCATTCACTGTAACGGACGACTCTGAGGACCTCAAACAATCCTTCCGCGAGGTTATCAACCCTGTTTCGGAGTTTGTTTCCGAAGAACCATATGCTGAGTATTTTAATACTCAAAACACCGACTATATCAGCAACACAAAGCTGTATCAGTTTTACCGCACATGGTGTGAAGAAACAGGACATCACGCCAAAGCACTTTCGTCATTCAGCAGAGAGTTCAAGCGACTTACCGAAGATAAGTTAATTGCCGTGCGCAACATGAAAGAGCGAGGCTATCAGCTCAAGGATTCTCAGCAGAAAATCAGCATCTATAACGGCGACGGCTTTGATGAACTTCTCTGACCGCCCATGACAGCCGCCTATGACAGATGTATCTGCGCAATCCGACATATTATCCGTCATAATCCGTCATGGGCTCTCGCTTGTTAACAATCAGTTCACAAAACGCACGTTTGTTCTTGCTTATGACAGATATAAAACCACATCTGTCATGGGTAATCCGTCATCCGTCATAGCCCCTATATTCCTAGCTTTGCGGGGTGCTTATGACAGCATGACAGATACTTTTAACAAAGTACAAATATTAATAAATATAAATACATATAGAAAAAACGAAATTTTGTCATAAAGTCATGTCATTCCGTCATATCCGTCATAAGGAGGTTTTATAATGTCCAATTACGCCGATTATCTCAGCTGCATTTCAGACCCGCATATCTATGCTGTGATGAAATGTATTTACGTTCAAAAGCTCACGCAGGAACAAACTGCCGAGCAACTTTGTATCTCACCTTCGACTGTCTATCGTGTTCACAAGGTAGGCTGTCGCACGATCAATGAAATCATTCAAGGAGGTGTTCAGAATGGCAAATGATGTTGTAAAAGGCAGAGGCGGTAAAAATAACTTCGGTACGTCCAACAAGACAGCTCTTGCGAAAGATAGTGCTTTTGTCGGAAAAATGGTCAGAGAAGTATATATTGCTTACAAACAGCCAAAAGTTAAATCAAACGCTGAACTCGCAGATAGACTCGATAAGTATTTTAAACACTGTGCTGAAAATAATATCGTTCCTACTGTTGAGGAAATGTGCCTGTTCACTGGCTACTCAATCCAGACTATCTGGGATTGGGAAAAAGGTAGAACACACCCGTTTGATGAGGGGGAGTTGAACGTTTCGACGTCCGAAATTATAAAAAATGCCAAGAGTTTTATGCGTGCTTTTGACGCAAAATTGGTGCAGGCAGGCAAGCTAAATCCTGTGACTTACATCTTCCGTGCAAAGAACTACTACGGTATGAGTGACAGGCAGGAAGTCGAGATCACAAAGACCAATCAGCTTGGCGACAATCTGACCGATGATGAGCTTGCAAAGAAGCTCATGAAAGAAACTGAGGTCATAGACGTTGAAGCTTCGGAAGCTGAGGAATAGCAAGCGACTATGCCAAGCGACTATCACTCACGCACTGAGCGACTATCAAGCGACTATGAAACGCACACGGAAACGTAAAAATTTTCACACGCAATAGTTGAAATAAATATGAACAGAAAATCGGCAAGAAAACAGCCGAAAACACGCCGCCTGAGGGGTTGACCTTTGGGCGGCGGTGATTTTATCGAAAAATCATGCACGCACCACAAGGCGGCTAGCAAGCCCCGTATGCTGTTTTAATGTTTAGGGCGGTAAGTTTATAGGTAACACAATAGAACGCCATAGGGCGCACGCTAGGCACATTGTAGAACGCCATAGCAATAACGATATTGTGAAGATATCACCGCTAGGCCGTCTAGCACGTCGCAAGAGCCGTCGGACAGCGTTGAACGGTAAAGGTATAGGGGCATGATATCGGACCGCATATGCGGGCGAATAGGTGGCAAGGGACGGAATAGAATAACAACGCCCACCCCACGATTAGCAGAGCAGGCAAAAAAAGCCCACCAAAGCCGGAGCCTTGGCGGGTGAAAATATAGGGGCTGATATCGTCAACCCCTAGAACGATTATTTATAACGCTTCGCCGTTCTGATAACCACCAGAACGGGGAGCAGAAGCAGGGCGATTATTAACATGCGGTCACCGCCTCGCCCTGGTGTGTGATGTCCATTTCGCGCATACGAATACATTCGGCAACCAGTTCATTGATATTGTCCTGCGTCCATTCACGCAGGTAATCAAAATTAATAACGCGTCTGTTACCGTCATCTGATAGTTTTTCAGTGATGTTATACAGCCCCCAGCAGTTGCCGTTGATATCATAGTAGTATGTGTCAACGGCAATATGTGTTGGCAGCATGGTTTTTATAAAACCCGCCTTGCGCCATACCCGCATATTGTCATGTGGGCTTTTTAAATCGTGGTCACATCGTGTGACCTCAACGGCGAAACGATCACCGACGCGGTATAAAATCCGGCGATCATCGACGATAGTTTCAACGTCGGTGACAAATTGCATATAGTGGTTTATGATCTGCTGTTCAATTTCTGTTCTTTTCATGGTGTTATACCTCCTGTTATTCATTAATCGTGTAACTGTATGGTTTGCCGTCCTCGGCTCTGCGTGCGGCACATATCGGGTTGCCGTGCATATCCGTTACTAGCACGCTGTCTCCGCCGAGGTTCTGCAGGTGTTTCGCTGCGTTTCTACTGGTGCTGATGATCGTGTTTCTGTAGCCGTAGTGTACTAGATAGTTTTTCATGTTTTACCTCCTGCCCTGTGGGCTGTCTTGCTGTGGTTTTTGTTTCTGTAATTATAATATCACGATTTCGTGATATTGTCAATAGGTTTTTATCATGTTTTCGTGATATTTTTTATCTTTGTTGAATGTGTACAAAAAATCAAAAGATATTGCACACATTTGTACAAACAAGATCATGATAAACGGTCGCTATTATTATATATACCTTTATAAACGAAAAAAAAGACCCACCCCCGGGGGTCTTGCAGGACGGACCCACCCCCCTTCACTCAACCCCCCGACTAGAAAAAATATAAAAAAGGGGTTGACAATATCATGAATAGGTGATATAATGAAGTCAATGAAAGGAGCGACATTAAATGATAATCACAACAGCTATTAAAGACATCATGAAAAAACGCGGAGTAACTCAAAATGAGCTTAAAGAAAAGCTAGGATACAGAACACAATCAGCTATAGCTGAACGTCTGAAGCAAAAAAGCATTGGCGTTGATAAAGCATTTGAAATGTTAGACGCAATGGGCTATGAAATAATCATACAGCCAAAAAGCACGCGTGGCAAAAGAGCAACGGGATCATATGTGATAACAAAAGAGGACGAGCAAGCAGAAAAGTAGCAGGAAGAAGAATAGTAATAGGAAGAATAGTAGTAAGCATAAAGGGTGAGGTGCAATGGTATACGGATATGCAAGAGTCAGCTCCGTAGGTCAGATAGACGGAAACAGCTTTGAAGATCAAGAGAAATTGATAAAAAGTAACTATGCAAATGCAGAAATACATTTGGAACAGGGTTCAGGTGCAAAGGAACGCAAGGTCCTGAACGAGATAATGGATAAGGCTGTTTCAGGGGACACGATAGTAGTTACAAAACTTGACCGCTTTTGCAGGTCAACAGCGTTAGGCTTGGAGTATATCGAACGAATGAGAGCGAAAGGTGTCAAGATACACATTCTCAACATGGGTCTGATAGAAAACACACCGATAGGCAAATTGATCACCACAAACCTGTTGGCATTTGCCGAGTTTGAGAGAGCGATGATACTTGAACGAACGCAATCAGGCAAAGCTATTGCACGTCAAAAAGAGGGCTACCAGGAAGGCAGACCGAAAACTGTAAACATACCTGATGAGGTAAAGCAAAAGGTCGATAGCGGAGAAATGACAGTAGCCGCCGCCTGCCGAGAGCTTGGTATAAGCCGTTCAACGTGGTATAATGAAATGAGAGTGGCAAGAACAGAGTAGAATGATATAAAAGCATGACAATATAAGAGCAGAACGATAACAGCAGAACGATAATAAAAGAATAGAGCGTGCCAAGTGCCGAGTGCCAAGTGCCACATAGCTGACGATGAAAGGAGGCTAGTTGTGTGGCACTATTTTTATGCCATGCAGAAAAAGTATGATAGATCTGACAGTAGTAGGCAACAGAGCATTAAGCAAAGAAGATATGTTTAAACTTGCTCAAAAGCAGGCAAATGGTGAGTTGAAAACAGAACAGCTCCTGCTTGAAACGTTGAAAGTGCAGGACGAAAAGAAGAAACTGATGATAAAGGCGGCAAAGCATAGCTATGAGAGCGCAATGAGAAAAACAAGCGAACTTGCAAAAGCAGGCAAAGCAAGACTCGCAAAAGAGTGGTATGACCTCGCTCACAAATTCGTACTGTGGGCAGGCGACAGCGATTTTGACGCATATATGCTGGCTTCGGAATATAACAGAGAGCCAAGCGCAAAGTTCTGGGCGCCAAGGAGAGCTGTTCTTGAGGGCAAGCACAAGCTGGCAACGCAGATACAGGAGTTCATAGACGATGAGGACGCCCTGTTTCTGAGCTTGAGTACACCCCCGGGTGCAGGCAAGAGCACGCTTATAAAGTTCCTGCTGTCATACATTGCAGGACTGTTTCCGCAGTCTGCGAACATATACACGTCATACTCAGACGGAATGTCAAAAATGATGTATGACAGTGTGGTATCAATGCTAACGGACACAAGTGAATATGGGCACAACGATATATTCGACAATGGTATGCCTACATTGAGTGCAGAGTACAACACTATATCATACAGGAAGAAAGGTGACTTCCCTACTATCGGAGTTATCTCCCTGGGCGGTTCGGTAACAGGTCGAACGAGAGCAAATAAGTTCATGATAACAGATGACCTCGTGAAGAATGCGGAAGTGGCAAGAAACCCGCAAAGGCTTGAAACACTGTGGCAGGATTACAGAGATACGCTGACAACCCGACAGATAGGCGATAATGTAAAGCAAATAATGCTCGGTACGATATGGAGCTTGCATGACCCTATCAGCCGAATGCGAACTGATCATGAGGGAGATCCGCGATATAGATTTATTGCGATACCCGTATGTGACGATAACGGCCATAGTAATTTCAATTACAACTGTGCGGACAGATACACAGATAAAAAAATACGTGACATAAAAGCAGACATAGATAATGTCACATTTAGTTGCCTGTATATGCAGCAACCTATGGAACGTGAAGGTCTGCTCTTCCATAAGGACGAAATGAACTGGTATAACGGAACACTGCCTGACGGCTCTGCAAGAAGAATAGCCGTATGTGACGTGGCGTGGGGCGGTGACTATCTGGCAATGCCGATAGGATATCTGTATGAGGATGGAAGTTTGTTTTTGCAAGATGTGGTTTTCAGCAAGGGTGATAAAAAAGTCACACAGCCAATGGTTGTGGCAAAGAGCATACAGCACCAGATACATCAAGAGAGGTTTGAAGGTAATAACGGCGGAGATGAATATGCGAATGAGATAGATAAACAGCTGAGAGCACAGAACGTCCACATAAATATCAGCAGTAAACGTGCGTCGACAACGCAGAGCAAGCTCAGCCGAATATTGCAGTATGCGCCAGATATAAAGCAGGTGTATTATCGCAATGATAACGGCAGAGGTGAGATGTACGATAAATTTCTTGAAAATCTGTTTGCATTTAATCAGAGCGGTAAAAACGCACATGATGACGCCCCTGACAGCATGGCACAGCTGTGTGCATTTGCAACGAATGGCGTAGGCGCAAGTGTGGAGATTATCAAGAGGATTATATAGGGGAACTTAAATAAGGGGAACTTATAGGCAGACGCCGAAAATAAATAGTACATATTGCACAAAAATGTTGAAAAATATTTTACACAGTGTGAAGTGGAAAAAGTTGAAAAGTAGTATTATAATAAGCTTGTCAGGAGGGATAGGTAATGGATAATAGGCGCATACATAATAGGCGCATAGATGTATATTGTCCGAGCTGTGCGGCGGCAGGCATAAAGCGAAAGCTTATGGAAGTCGATAATGACGCAAAGGGCATTATCTATCCATACTGCAAAGGCTGCAAGAAAAACGTTGCAGTTAAATTGCCCATAAGTGCTGAAAAGCACCTCCGTTAAGTTAATTTACGGGGCTAAAGCCCCGTATGTTCCGCAAAGTCAGAGTGGGTGCAATTTCCACACGGAACTCCAAGGCTGTTATACAGTTCGTAGACCGAGAACGTAAAATATCGGTATCGTATAACTTAAAAACCTGCACACTTTGGCTGTGCGTCGTCGGGTGGAATAGCCGAGGTTTCGTTTTTTGATGCCAAGTTTTTCATCTACCATAAGAGGAAAAACAGCGTATGCAGGTTCAGAGGGCTATACTTAAAGCTTGCACCAGAGTCGGCGTGCTTCCGACACAAAATAATGGCACTTCTTGAATTTTACATTGCCAACGCCTGTGCATTTGACCTATTTCAAAAGTGCGTATAGCGTTCGGGCAAGATCACAAAGCTGTATTGCAACAGGTACAGCTTTGAATTTGCAGGTTGAGAGCGTGCCAGCTTGATATCTGCTCCATTTGGCAACTGCTACCCTCACCCACAAAGCAGTTGCCATGCAAGCTTGTCCAGGCTTGATCTCCTTTCTGTTTTTACAGCGGCGGTAACACGCCGCACATGTCGGCTGACAGTGTGAGCCTGAAAGTCGGCACCATAAGAAACTTTACAACAAAATAACAAATTTTATTTACCTGAGTGCATAACGGGCTGACAACTCGCTCAGAAATCGACAACCGGAGGCGTCTTGTGTGTACGGATACGTTCGCAAGGGGGCTTATTAATGGCTGTGAGGCTATCAATGGAGAGAGCATTCTCAATCGAAGTCGGTTGTGCACATAAAATGTATAGTCAAAGGCTTTGCAAACTTGCCGTCAGAATAATAGACGGTCTCTGTGAGACAATAAGCCCATAAGCTGTGAGCTGGTGCTTGCAAGCCAATGTGGGTAATACCAAAACAATCTGATAGCCACGTTGAAATAAGGCAAGAAGCAAGAAAGAGTAGCATAAATCGTGAAACAAAATTTGCTGAAAGTCATGTGAAATTTGCGGGCATTAATCTCGCGTAGGATACAAACGGGTAAGAAGCTTGTGGGTCGCTCCTGCAAGCTCAGCCTTATCCGCCTAGTGGCTGAATATGATTAGAATTTTATGTGTAAAGCGAAAGCTTGAATAGAATTTGTTATTTTGTTGTAAAGAGAATATTAAGTTTAAGTGCCAAGTGTTTAATTACCAAGTGCCTATTAGTTATCTAAAAAAAAGATAGCTGATAGGCACTTTTTTTGTTGCACGGAGGTGAAACAATACGGAATTACACGGCCGACGAAAAATCTTTCTGAATGAAAGAGATATTACAGAAGAAAACATTATTGAAATAGTTCGGAGAGCGGTCGCAACTCACGAATTGAACCGAGAAGAAATTGAGTATCTCCACAACTATCTACGCGGTAAGCAACCAATTTTAAATCGTGTCAAAGAGGTTAGGCCTGAGATTAATAACAAAATTGTCGAAAACCATGCATTGGAAATAAACAATTTCAAAGTTGGTTTTATCTTTGGCGAACCTGTTCAGTATGTTAAGCGTGGAAATTGCGAGCTTGACAATACAGAGAGCGATGTTCCATCAGATAATGGTGTGGCGGCTCTCAACGAGTATATGCAAGAGGACGATAAAGCTGCCAAGGACAGAGAGCTTGCTGAATGGATAAATCAGTGTGGCGTGGGATATAGGCTGGTACTTCCCTCTGATGTGGACGAAGATGTTCCGTTTGAAACGTATATACTTGACCCTAGAAACACGTTTGTTATCTACAGTAATGACTATAAACGCAAGCCTGTTATTGGTGTGACATACTCCAGCTACAGATTTGCAAATGCAGATATAACAAGCTACAGGTCATTTGACATTTACACCGATGAGTGGTATTGGCGTATCGACTTCAAAAACGGCGAAGGCGTTGTGGCTAGATCACAGCCGAACAACATTGGCTATATTCCAATTATCGAGTATGAAAATAATCCTGAACGTTTAGGCTCATTTGAGACAGTTATAACACTTTGCGATGCTATAAACAACATTGACAGTAATGACATTGACGGAATTGAGCAGATAATACAGGCGTTTACATGGTTTGACAACATAGATATCGACAAAAAACAGCTGCAAGAGCTCAAAGAGCTTGGTGCAATAAAAACCCGTTCGCAAGAAGGGCGTCAAGCGTCAATAAAAAATATCGAAACAAAGCTCGATATTTCACAGACTCAGGTAGCTAAAGATGACCTATATGACCGAATGCTGACGATTGCGAGTGTACCTGATCGCCGAGCAAGTGCAGGTGGCAACACAGGTCAAGCTCTGATAATCGGTGAAGGCTGGGTAATGGCTGAAAGTGCTGCCAAAGCTTTTGAGTTGATGTTCGTGAAGCCTGAAAAGCAATTTTTAAGAGTCGTTCTGAAAATCTGCAAGAATACTCGAAACTGCAAGCAGGAAGTCAAAGATATTAAGCTTCACGATATTGATGTGAAGTTTACAAGAAACAAGACTGACAACCTGCTCACCAAGACACAAGGTCTGATGAATATGTTACAGGCAGGCATTCACCCAAGAATAGCTATTTTGCACTGCGGATTGTTCTCTGACCCTGAACAGGTTTATCAGGATAGCAAACCATACTTAGAAGCAACAACACAGCAACAGCAAGATACGGGTAATTTTGCCGTAAATACCACTGTAGCTGATGAAATGCTCAAAGCTATAGGAGCTATGGACAACAACGGCGGTGATAACAGTGGCAACGCTTAAATTTGATGAGCTTAACGTGTTGTGGTTTAACAAAATGGAGTTGCCAACCGCTGAAAAGCTATTGCGAATAGAAATGGCGGCAGTGTTTGAGCGAGAACTCAATAAGATATTTTCCTCACAGCGTGAGCGTGCTGACAGCGACAAATATCTGCTATATGCAGCAGTGTATGCAACGATAATGTCCAGCACGTACATCGAGATTACAAACAATTATTTTTTAAAGTATGTTCTGAACATAGCAAGCAATGTAAAGGGGCTATCGGAATATTCCCAAAAATGGATTGTTAAGCACTCGGAACAGTTTGCAAAGGAAATTCAGCAGACAACCCAAAGGCTTATTGAAAGTGGTGATTATGACAACGCATTTTCAGTAAGCCGAGCTAGGACTATATCACGCACAGAAATTAATGCTCTGTGCGAATGTGCAACCTTAGAGGGATATTATCAAAGCGGTTACACAAAGAAGATGTGGGTATCGTTTAAGGACAACAAGGTCCGAGATACACACAAAGTCGCAGACAGACAAGTCAGGAGCTTGTTTGACCCATTTGACATCGGCAACAGCCAGCTGATGTTTCCGCAGGATAGTTCGCTGGGAGCATCGGCAAAAGAAATCGTTAATTGCAGGTGTGTTATGCAACCTGTGAAATAAATTGTAGCTGTGCGTTAAACAGCAAACGTCAAGCCGAGCAACCGGCGTTAATAAGCGTAGACGTAGAAAAGGAGTGTTTTTTATGACAAGAGAAGACGTAAAAGGTATTTTCCCAAACGCAACAGATGAGGAAATCACAGCATTTCTGAACAAACACAATGGTGAAGTCACAGCAGCCAAGTCCAGCGGTGTAAAAGCTGACGAGCTTACGACACTCAGAGATAAGGCAAAGAAATATGATGACTATGAAGCCGAAAAGCTGACGGCTGAGCAGAAATTGAAAAAACTCACTGATGAAGCTGAGGCAGCTAAGATCACCAATCTGAAAATGCTGAACAAGACTAAAGCTGTTGCGGAGTTCGTAAACTGTGGCCTTAAAGAGGACGACTACAAGGGATTTATCGACAGCATTGTTTCAGACAATGAAGAAACTACAGTTAATTCTGCAAAGTCCATTGCTGCAATGCTCACATCTCAGAAGAAAGCTGTTGAAGATAAGCTTAAAGAAGACGGTCTAAAGAATACTCCAAAGCCTCAGGGAGCAGGCGGAAACGACGGACTTACATCTGCTGAAAAGATAGCTGAGAAATTGGCTACAGACAGAGCAACCATTGCTAAAACTGCGGCGGAAGGTCTAAAAAAATACATATAGGAGGTAATTAAATGGCTAACATGATGAAGTCTACAGCCGTAATTGCAGATAAGACAATTCTCGCGAACGGCGAATTTTTGGCAAGACCATATACAATCAAGGCAAGCACTATCACAGCTGATAGCAACGGAAAGAAAATCGTAAAAGGTGGAACTCCATTTCCTGCAAACGATTCAACCGCTATCGGTCTTCTGCTCGACACAGTTGACGTAACCGACGGCGATAAGACAGTAGCTCTTGTGTATGCAGGAACAGTTTCAACCGCAAAGCTGACAGCTAACGGCGTAACAGTGCAGACAGCGGCTAAGACAGCTCTGCCAAGAATCACATTTTTTTGAATAAGGGAGGCAATACATAATGCAGAATTTTTCAGATGTTTTCACAGCCAAAGCATTTGCTATGTACTGGACAAAGTACATAGAGCAGGCAAATACAGAAGGCTATCTGGGAACTTCCCTGTTCCCACCTGTAAAGAAAAAGGGTATCGATATAAAGTGGATTAAGGGTAGGTCAGGCCTGCCTGTAACACTCAGACAGAGCGCATTTGATACTGTAGCACATGTCAGAGATAGAATTGGTGTAACTGCAATTCAGACAGAAATGCCATTCTTCCGTGATAGCTTTATCATCAAGGAAAGCGACAGGCAGGAGATCCTGAGAGCACAGGACAGCAATGATCCATATGTACAGCCTGTACTTGATAACATCTACAGCGATGCCAAGAACCTTACCAATGGTGCAAATGTTGTTCCAGAGAGAATGATCATGCAGCTTCTCTCACCGGCTGATGGTTCTCCTAAGATTGAGTTGTCAGACGGTGCAGAGGCAAGCTGTCTGTATGAGTATGACGTTGACGGCTCATTCAAGGTAAACAATTTCAAAGCTCTCACAGGTACAGCTGCATGGACAGACCACAAGAATTCAAACCCTGTACAGGACATTCTTGATGCTAAGGAAGCTATTTATAAGCTTACAGGAAACGATCCTGCAATCGCCCTGATGTCAAAGAAGACACTCAAAGATATCAGAGAGAATGAGAACGTCAAGGCATATATCGTCGCCAAAGCTCAGGCAGCAGGTGGCGTTATTCTCGTAACAGACAAGCTCGTAAAGGAGTACATCTCTGAGGAAACTGAGCTCACCGTCGTTGTAAACAACAAGTCATTTATTGACGAAAGTGGCACAGCAAAGAGATTTTATCCAGATGATATGGTAACACTTCTCCCCGCACAGCCACTCGGTTCAACAGTTTATGGCACAACA